AAATAAATAACTATTCTATTATATACCAAACACACTTAAAAAGAAACTATGGATTTAAAAAAGCAAATATTAGTAGCACTTGGTCTTGACAAAGAAGAAGTGATGATGGCATTTCAGACTAAATTAGAAGATGGTACTATTATAACGTCTACGGCAGAAACTTTAGAAGCAGGAGTTGATATGTCAGTCCTGACGGAGGACGGCACAACCATCCCTTTACCAATTGGAACTTACAAGACTGAAGACGGATTAACTTTCAGGATTGAAGAAGAAGGTGTAGTTGCTGAAGTAATGGAAAGTGAAACAGAAGAAAAAGAAGAAGCATCTGAAGAAGTTGAAGCGGCAGAAGATGATGGAAAAGAAGCCGACATTGAATCGTGGTCTGGTCTTGAAAAGCGCGTACAGAACCTAGAGGACGCTGTAGCTGATCTTAAAGAGTCTAAAGAAGGTGGTGATGATGATGTTGAAGAAATGACTGAAGAAGTATCTGAGCCTTCTGTAAATCCTAAGTCTATTAAGACTACTGAGATTAAAGAATTTTCAGTTGAAGAATTAAAAGCAGAAAATGAAAAACTTAAAACGGAATTAGCAGAATCACCTGCTGAAGCTCCTTTAAATACAAACAAATTTAGTTCAGAAAGACCAACTCCTACTAAGCAAGATTTTAAAAGAATGACTAAGCAGGAAAAGTTCTTATACGAACTATACAAATAAAAAATAATAAATTTAAAAATTAAAAAAACAAAACTATGGCTATTACAGTAAATTCCGCGTTTGCGGGGAAGGCGGCAGGATTCTATATTTCGGCGGCATTAAAAGCATCAAACTCGTTAGACTATCTAACAATGATAGAAAACATTAAATTTAAGAGCAACATCCAGGCTCTTAATCAAACAGTAAATTCTGTAGTAGACGCAACGTGCGACTTTACAGCAGCAGGAACACTTGCGCTCACAGAGAAAGTATTAGAGCCTAAGAACCTACAAGTTAATATGGATATTTGCAAGGAAACTCTTTTGAGCAGTTGGGAAGCTTTACAAATGAGAGCAGGAGCAGGTGCACCACCTCCAGCATCTTTTGATGACTATGTTATCTCTTATATGGGCGAAATCATTGCACAAGCAACTGAAAACTCTATATGGTCAGGAACTAATGTAGCAGGACAGTTCAATGGCTTTTTAGGAGCAGTAACTGGTCTTTTATTACCAGGTGTTGATGCAACAGTTGTTCAAGATGGTGCTGCAATACCTTATACGGCAGTTAATATTATTACTAACTTACAGTCAGCAGTAGCTGCAATTCCTGTTGATGCTTTAGGTAAAGAAGATTTACATATCTATATGAGTCAAAGAAGTTATCAATACTACATATCAGCAGTATCTACTTTAGGTTATGTAAATGCTTATAACATGAATGGTGATTATATACCAATGTTTGAGGGCTATAAATTAGCCGTTTGCAACGGGATGGAAGAAAATCAAATGGTAGTAGCTCAGAAGTCTAATTTATTCTTTGGTACGGATCTGTTATCGGATAGTACGCGTATAGAATTGATTGATACTGCTTTTATGGGTGCAAATAATATTAGACTGGTTGCAAGATACTCAGCAGGTGTTCAAACTGGAACAGGAGCTGATATTGTAAGACAATCATAATAACAAAAATAATGGGAGAGTTTAGGCTCTCCCTTAACTTAAAACATAAATAAACATGGCTTGTATAGCATTAACTAAAGGACGTGGTTTGGACTGCAATCGCAGCTCGGGAGGCGTTAAATATATATATTTCGGTGTCTATGACCAATTCTCTCCACTACCTCTTGTAGTAAATTCAGAAGTAACAGATATTGAGATGGCAGCAAATACTCTTTATCGGTACACTCCGCCTAGAGGAAGCTCACAGGCTATGGAAACGATAACAGGTAGTACTGAAAACGGAACAATTGCGTATACTCCAACTGTTTCTATGGTACTTAACCGACTCAGCAAAGAAGACCAGAACGAAATAAAATTATTGGGGCAGACGCAACTAATTATTTTCTGTCAATTAAACGAACAATTAGCAAACGGACATGATGTTATTGTAGCTTTAGGAGTTACAAATGCTATGCAATTAAATGCAGGTACTGCTGATTCTGGGACTGCTTTCGCGGATAGGAATGGTTATACTCTGAACTTTGACGGATTTGAAGCTGACCCTTTTCCTATGGTTGCAGATTACACTACAACGCCTTTCGATAATGCAGCGTTTACTTTAGCTCTGCCTGTTATCAGTTCTTAATTAGTAGTTTTCATATATTCTTTGATTAGGGGGCTTTTAAGCCCTCTTTTCTTTGATAAGCAAATAAATAAGAGTCTTTTCTATTATATATTATATGATACAAGCAATACGACAAACTAATTTTGATGCCTTTATAGAAACTAAGGCAAATAGAATAGCTACTGTATCTTCAGATAAAATAAGGCACTTAGTAAAATTCACAAATGACTTAGATGGCTCGGTGTTTTATGCTTATCCTATATTGGAGAATATCTACGAGAGATATACTTCTATGCCATTTTCTTATAATGCAACCCCTAATAGATATGCAGGAAGAATAAACTTAAAACCAGCAGGGTATTACAAATATGAAGTCTATGAAGTTAGTTGGGTGGGTGATGTTCTTCTAAGCTCCGCAACTGCTCCATCTACTGAAACAGATGTACTGCCTGTTTTAGGTGCTCATGGAGTAGTAGAAGGGCTTGTAGCTATTGGGAAATTGTATTTAGCAGAAAAAGATGGAAGCGAAGAAGTGCAATACATTCAAAATGCAAAAAGAGTACAAACTTTAACTATCGCTTTTGGTGGCACAGGTTATGCAGTAGCTCCGACTGTTACAATAGCAGCACCAGGAACTAATGGAGGACAACAAGCAACAGCAACTTGTACTATCTTAGCAGGTGTAGTTAATACTGTAACAATCACCTATGCAGGTAGTGGGTATGAAACAAATCCAATAGTAACTTTAACAGGCGGAGGATTTACTGATGCAGCTACTATAACGGCAACAATAGAACAAACAAACTATATATATTACGGACAATAAAAAACAAAAAAAATGGCAATAGAAAATGTACAACAGCTCTTAACGGAGCAAATGGGAAAGAACAGATGTGATGTAATAAAAACAACTGCAATGACAGGCAAAGATTATTATTGTATTCATTTCCCTGTGGAGAGTGTAATAACAACAATAGCAGCAGCTAATGCAATAGCAGGAGGGGGTAGTGATATAGCAAATCTTCATGGAGAAACAATGGCAGCAGGAACAACTATATTCTTAAATGTTACAGCAATAGATTTAGCTAGTGGTGTTGGTCTTTGTTATTACGAACAGCCTATATAATGTTAGCATTAAAACTAGGACTAAGTTTAGTATCAACTCCAAGATTAGGAGGATGGTCGCCTGATGATGAAACAAGTTTACAGGCTTGGTATCAAAATGCAGTCGGAATAACTCTTAACGGCTCTGATGTTAGTCGTTGGGATGATAGTGCAACTGCTGGTTTATATGATATGGTGCAACTTACGGCTGGACAGCAACCTGCATATTCAGGAGGGGTTTTAACTTTTACAAGTGCTAACTCAGACAACTTAGAACTACCTGCTTTAAGTAAAATTTCTTTATCAGCAGATTTTACAATTGGAATAAGGTGCTTCCCAACATCTTTTAATAATTCAGTCTTAGGACAGAATCAAGCTACAGGTGAGTTTTTTAAGTTTACTACTACTAGCCAATTAAGAATAAAAATAGATGGCGGTACACAAAATATTACTTTAGATAGTGGTACTTTTGGTGATGATTATTTAGTTATTACTAGAGCTTCTAACGTCTTAACTTTACACCAAAATGGAACTGCACAAAGCACTACACCTACACTTTCAGGAACGGCTGATATTGATGCAATAGGAGTAAGACATCCAACAGATACAAACCCTTATGCAGGAACTATAAAAGAAATACAAATATATAACAGTTCAAGTGCAGGATTAACGGCTAATGTAAACGATAGACTTTCAACTTTATAAAATGGAAAATATACTAAGCATAAATTTAAGTACAACAACAGCTCCAGTAGTAACGGAAGTACGTGGGAAACATTGGATTGACTACGGAACAGAAGATTGGTCAAATCTATATCCTCAATTCTTAATTGACCTTTACTACAATTCGAGCACACAGGCAGCTATTATAAACGCTACGGCAGAGATGATTGCTGGTGAGGATATAGTTATTGAAGATGAGGAAGAAAGAGATTTGGAAGCAGTTGTTAAATTAAAAAAGTTTTTCAATTCAGCTAATAGCAATGAAACACTGCAAGAAGTAATTAAAAAAATATCCTTTGACTTTAAGCTACAAGGAGCATTTGCTCTTAATATCGTCTGGAGTCAAGATAGAACTCAAATCTCGGAAATCTACCATATAGGCGTGGACAAGATTAGGGCAGAAAAACCAAACGAACTAGGAAAAGTTGAAGGTTATTATGTTTCAGCAGACTGGTCAAATACAAGACAAAACAAACCTTACAGAGTTCCTACTTTTAATACTAATGATAGGACATCTCCTAATCAAATCTTATATACAGGGCTTTATTCCCCGAATATGAATGCATACCATACTCCTGACTATGTAGCTGCAAATAATTGGGCTTTAGTAGACCAAAGAGTAGCTGAGTTTCATCTTTCTAACATCTCGAATGGCTTCAGCGGGAGCTTCCTAATATCCTTTGCTAATGGAGTACCGACACAAGAAGAACGCTTTCAAATAGAACAAAGTCTAGCAGCCAAATTCACGGGAGCGGACAATGCGGGAAAGTTTATACTGACCTTCTCAGATGATAAGACTAGAACCCCTGAGATAACAGCAATAAGTCCTTCAGACCTTGACAAGCAGTACTTAGCACTCCAAGAACTTTTAGTTCAAAATATCCTCACGGGACACCGAGTAACGAGTCCGATTTTAATGGGGATTAAGAGTGATAGTGGTTTAGGTAATAATGCTGATGAGTTAAATAGTGCCGCAAATTTTTACAGCAATACGGTGGTCAAGCCGTTCCAAGAACATATCTTAAAAATTCTTAGAAAAATCTTTACAGTAAATAATATGGATATGCCTGTCAGATTTGAGCAGCTTAAACCAATAACTACAAGATTTACAAATCAAGACTTAGCTGCTGTAATGACTCAGGATGAAATAAGGGAAGAACTCGGATTAGCTCCTCTAAAGGAAGATGTTGTAGTCAATGAAGACTTTACTAAGATGGCTGAATATACTGCCTTAGATGCGTTCATAGACGAGTGTGGTGAAGATATATCTGAAGATTGGGAGTTAGTAGAAGAAGAAGTAGTAGATGGAGAACACCAAGATTTTGACTTTGAAGAAACTTTAAATGAAATAGCAGGTGAAAAGATTGAACTAGCTTCAACAGGTAGAGCTATTC